CCCCGAGTCATGACGCTGGCCAGCGCAGCCAAACTGATGTGGGAACCTGATTTCAATACCTTCGAGGGCGTGCGTGATGGCGCCATTCTGGCATTGCTGGCAGGGTGCGGGCTACGTGTAACAGGCCTGATACGTTTAAACGACAGCAATATCATCCAGGACGAGATCGACGGAAAAGCCCGCCTCCTGATCAAAGTGGTAGAGAAAGGGGACAAGCAGCGCAAGCTGCCCATCCCCGCGGAAGCCGATCTGCTGCTCCGCCTTTACCTAGATCATGCGGATCTGAAGCAGATCGATCGCCGCCTTCCAAACGGAGACCAGGTGCTTTTCGTAAGCCTGATGAACCGCAGAATCAGTCCCGATAACTACCACGGAGAACAGCGCCGGCTTAGCCGAAAGGCCGTGCTCCAGATGATCAAGAAGTACGGCAAGCGCTGCGGTATCTCGGAGGATCAGATCCATCCCCACGCAATGCGTCACCTGTTCGGTACCGAGTTGGCAGAGGAAGGAGTTGACCTTATTGCCAGGCAGAGGTTGATGGGACATGAAGATGCCAAGAGCACTGCCATCTATGATCATCTCGCCATGAGAAAGCTGACCCGGGAAGCCGATCGTGCGAATCCCCTGGCAAAAATAAAAACGCCAGTCAGCGACCTTTTGAAGAGGCTGAACAAGCCGGGGTAAAAGCAGGGCTGCATCGAGGGGCGCTCGCGGGGTTTCTGGTGCGCGCAACCCATATACGGGGGACCATGTTCGAAGAGAGATATAAGGTGGGAGTAGGCGAAGCTGGGGGTTGTCGGAGTGTCGGTAACTTTGACAAATATCGGGCTAAATCATCTTGGTTCCCGCAACTAGGTTAATGCGCCTTATCTCCATAAAGCGCAGTTGGTCAACGGTGGCATGAGGGTTTGAGAGTGGTAATGGATAAGGAAAAGCGAAGTTCAGAACTGGGAATTGGCGTGTCGGTATCGTCTGCCTGCCGGGATGACGGTGGGGTGGGGGGTCGGCAGGAGCGGGGTCATCAGTCTGCCAGGGGGGGAGGGTACCAGGATAACTGCATGGTTTTGAACTTTGAACCGGCCCCGGAAAAAAAACGCGACCCGCGGCTGGACGAGTTGCAGGCGATGGGCCTGCAACGTATCTGGATCGATATTGGCGAAAAAATAGGGGTGGATAACCTGATCATCATGTGGCGCATGCTGGATTCAGACCAGATCAGTCTTGCGGATGACGGGCGCCTGCTAATACCCATCAGGCGGTTCAGAACATATGTGAGATATCAGCGGAATCGGTATATCGAGACGCTGATCGAGATGAATTTTTCGCCGCGCGAAATCAAGGAAAAATTGGAGCGGCAGTTATGTGAAAAAGTCAGCATACGTAACATATTGCGTATAGCGAGGAAGGGATAGACTGAGCCATATGCCGCGCAATCCGACTGCAATTATTTATACCCGTGTGTCGACTGCTCGGCAGGCGGATGACGGGCTGCCGATAGAGAGCCAGATCGAGCAGGGGTATAAAAAAGCGGCAGCGCTGGACGCGGACGTGGTTCGGGTATTTACCGATGCCGGCATATCCGGCCGAACTGATGAGCGCCCTTCCTTCCGTGAAGCCGTAAGGTATTGCAAGGCTTACAGCGTGGAATATTTCATCTGCTGGAGCACATCACGATTTGCCAGAAATAAGCTCGATGCCGCCTTATATAAACGTGATCTGGAGAAAAGCGGCACCCGGGTAGTGTATGTCAGCGTGGATCTGGATAACCGCACGGATTCAGGCTGGATGATGGAATCAATGCTCGAGATATTCGACGAGCATTACAGCCGGCAAGTTAGCGCGGATACGCTTCGCAGCATGGTGAAGAATGCGCGGGACGGGTTTTTTAATGGCGGCCGGATACCTTTTGGCTACACAGCGGTACCGGATGGCAAGCGGAAGCGGCTGATTATAGTTGAGCCCGAAGCGCAGATTATCAGGGATATATTCGGGCTTTATATTAAGGGATTAGGATGCAAGGCTATCGCGATGCTCATGAATGAGCAGATGAGGCTGAAACGCGGTACGAAGTGGAATAAAAATGTGGTCACTGCCACCCTGAAAAATGAAGTTTATACCGGGAAGGTGATCTTTAATAAAACTAACAGCCACACCAATCGTGCGAGATCCAGAGATGAATGGATCATCACCCAAAGCCACGTGGCAATAATTGAGGAGCATGTTTTTATGGGAGTACAAGAAATCTTTGCGGGGCGTCTACCAGGGGAAGGCGGCGGTTCTCCTCACAGCAATTTCGTTTTTACGGGACTATTAAAGTGCGGGAAATGCGGCCTTACCATGCGCTCCGAAAATGGGACGGGACGCAATAAGCGTTACTATTATTACAACTGCTCGACAGCCCAAAAAGGCGCTGGGTGTGAAAACAGGCGTATTCCCGCCCCCGATCTTGATCAATGGCTGATAAATGTCATTCTGGACAAGATACTCACCCGGGACAGATTGGTTGAAACGATCAATGAAATACACGAGCTGACTGGCAAATGGGTGAAAGATCGTGCTCGCCGACGTAAGGAACTGGTAGACCGATTGCGTGAGACTGAAGGAAGGTTAAAAAATCTGTTTAATGTGCTCGAGCTACACGGAAAAAATGCGCCAAATATGGCAGATCTCACACAACGCCTGCGCGAACTTAAGGAAATGCGGAACGACCTTGATCTGCAGCTGGTGGCGCTCGAGGAAGAGGAGGTGCCTGAGGTCTCGATTGATGAAGACGATGTACTGGAGATGGCTTCCCTTTTGCGCGATATCGTAATGACCACGGCTGATGAAAAGAAATTAAGATTATTCTTTTCTTCGTTCATCGACCAGATTGTCGTGAACGATAAAGGACTTAGGATCGAATATCGAGCTGAAAAGCTCGTGAATCGTACCGGATTTGATACGGTTCGTAGTAAGGCAGGATGGCTCCCCGACCAGGTCTCACTACGAACCATTTATCTCGAAATTGAGTTTCCATCCCGCTTTCTAAAGCGCGCGGCGTAACGATTGAACGCCGCAATCCTCCCTGTTTCTGGCTTGCCGTGATACGCAATACTGCGCACCATGGCTATAGACCGCTCCAAGCCCCTTTCAGAGATTACCTTTTACTGCTCGCCGTGCTATCGCACGTTCAAGGCTGAGCCGTCACGTATTGAAGATACTCCTGATCTGACACATCACCCTTTCACCTATCACGGCGAGTGCCCGCATTGCGGCACGGAATGCGAGCAGGTGGGTTGGGAAAAGGGCCTGATGAAGGCCTGGGCGAATGCCACCGGCCCACGTACGGAAGAAGGGAAGGCGGCAACAGCCGCTAACCTGGAAGGGCATCCTACCAAAGAAGAATCACAGCGCACGCGCTTCAACGCGATGAAACATGGGCTATCGGCCCGCACCGCAACTTATTTCCCTGCCAAGCCTGATGGTTACGCCTTTTGCGTGACGTGCGATGTCAATCGCATTTTTTGTGCCTCGCAGCCTGCTTGCGTTAAAAAAACTGAATTGTTCATGCTGCATCACGCCGCCTTCGAGCAGCGCAATCCCAAGCATTTGATGGGTATTTATTCCGATCTTCAGGCGTCGGTCCTGGCCGTGGTGCAGCAGATTATCCAAACGATTGTAGGGGATGGCGTAAAGATCGAGGCCCCGCAATGGTACATAGATAAGGAAAGCCAGAGATTAGTGATCGCGGAATACATTGATGAGCATGGCGATCGCAAAATCATCAAGGATATATCCGCTCACCCTTTATTTCGGCCTCTCGGCGAGTTGCTCACCCGCGCCAATCTGTCCCTGGCTGATATGGGGATGACCCAGAAAGTTATCGAGTCTGAAGACCAGGAGGTAGGCCGCCTTGCCCATGAACAGGAATCCCGGGAGGGTGTGGATGCTTACCGGCAACGCACCATGCAGATACTCGAGTCGATGGCCGAAAAAGTCATGCGAGCCAATAAACAGACCGATACCGATCCTATCCTGGTCGAGTATCAGCAGGAAAGCGGCGGCCAACGGTGATTCGCGTCAGTTCCAGCGAACGAGCGCGCGTCGCATACCGCGCTGAGCAGGAGCTATTGCGCTACAAGGATGATCACGCGTTATGGCACAAGCATGTGCATAACGTCGAACTCGACCCGGTGCAGGTTCTGAAATGCCTGGAGATGGATGCAAATCCCAACACCATCGACGTTTCCTGCCGGCGCACCGGAAAAACTGCAGTAAAAGAGCTTCACGCGCTCAAACATAACGCGACCATGGCATCCCAGGAGCTAGGCATTGTGGCGCCGCGGCTGCAGCAGGCGCAGGCCAACCTGAATTACCACACTGACGCCATCCGGCGATCGCCGATGCTGCGAGGTTATATCGTCCACAAAAGCGGCCGCGAGCAGCTCTCCGACACAAAATATCAGTTTGTAAACGGCAGCAAGGCCAGTGCCTACGGGATCATGAGCCAGATTGACGGCGATGCGATCAGCTACGCCTCTATCGAGGAGATCGACGACATGCCGGCAGACAGGCTGCTTTCCCGGTTCCTGCCAATGCTGGGCGGCGCCCGGCGGATGGGAGCCGATAAAGCCATCTCATTCAAGCCGCAGATCCGGGTAACAGGCGTTTTCAAGGGAGCCGACGTGCTCCAGCAGTTGATCGACTCCAAGCAATATCACCTGTTGCCGATCGTTAATGTCTACCTGGGCATGGAAATGGGAATACTCAACCAGGCATTCATGCTGGAAATGCGCGCCCAGCTGCCGGAGGGAGAGTTCATCCGCCAATTCCTGTGCAAGAACGTCTCAGCGCAAAACCACATCTGGGAAAAATTCATTCGCAAGGCTATTTCCGTTGGCCTGCAGGCGCGTATGCAAATCGCCGAGCCTATGCCAGGCGGGCGCTACAAGAAGCGCGGGTTACTGGCGTTTGGCTACGATCACAGCGGGCATGGAGAGAGCCTCACGGCCTCGAAATCGGCGTTGGTGGTTTCCGAACAGATCGGCAACTACGTGACGTTCCCATTCGTAAAAAGCTGGCCAGCCGGCGCGGATGACAAGGTGGTAGAAATGGACCTCCTGGGGCTATGGGACTATTTCCGTCCGGATTACGCCATGGGAGATGCATATGGCCTGGGAATGCTTACCAGCTTGAACGATCGCTTATTCTCCCGCGGACTTACGGATATCGATCGCCGCACGATCAGCGATGGGCAGAGTACTGCAACCGCCTGGACCGGATGGCCGTTCTCCCCCATTCGCTTCGAAGGCATGATCAAGCATGGCATGGCTACGGCGCTGCGGGCCACGTTCCACAACGGCCAGGCGGCAATCCCCTATTTCGATGATAGCCGCGATATCGCGGAAGCCAAAGAGGCCGCTAACACTACTTGGCTACCCCCCGCAGCCGCGGTATCTGGATCACCAGATTGGGTGGCGTTCGTGCGGCAACTGGGGAATATCAAGGCTGTGGCCACTAAGGCGAGTTATGCCAGTTACAAAATGGCGAACGCCAAACTGGGAGATGACCTGTTCGACGCGGCCTGCGCCAGCGTGTGGGCACTGGTGACTCATGGCGCGGAAGATGTGCCGGCGGTAATCGGGTACCGCACCCAATCTCGGGGGCAACTGTTGGGCGATCGTGTTCCCGAGCCCGGCAACATGATGGAGGCATCGGTATGAATGAATATGCTCGAGCAACCGGCAGGGAATCACGCATAAAAAATCCTGTACCAGTTGAAAGCAATACACCTGCACCACGCGTATTACAGCCGCTGAGCGACATCGATCAGGCGCGCGTCGCAGAAAAAAGGCAGCTGGTGATGACGCATATGCCGGAGCTGGTGCCCGAAATAAAGGAACTGGTGGAACTGGGCCTGATAGATGGTTGGCGGAATGTCAGAACCGTGAAAATATTTAAAAAGGATTTGCCATGAATCTGCTGCAGCGGTGGTTTCCGAAACTGGTGAAGCAGGATCCAGGATTACCGCAAGAAAATGCGGCTCAATCCGGAGCGACATCCGAGATAGGGCGGAGGCCAACTCCGGAAGATCAGATCAAATACCTTTACCGCCTCATGTGGGTGGATCCAGATCTGCGCCAGGCTATCCTGGACGTGCGGGAGATGGACCGCCTGGATGGGCGGGTCAAGCGGATACACAGCCGCATTGCCCGCGACACCATCAAGGGCGGGCTCATCATGCAGCAGGCGCAATCAAGCGATATCTTGTCTCGGCAATGGGATGATTTCCAGCGCCGCCTGCAGCTGGATCGCGTGGAAAAGCTCAAGTCCGACGCGCGCGGCCTGGTAATGGAAGGAAATCTGCCGATTCAGTGGGTCCTGGACTCAGGATTTAATGTGGTATCGGGTGTGCGCATGCCTTCCGAAACTATCTTGCCGAATATCAATGAATCCGGACGGTTCAAGGATGTGACCAAAGCCTATATCCAGTTCGACGTCATGACCGGAACGGAGCTGGCAACCTTTCCGCTTTGGCAATTGTTCCACGCGCGTTTCGATCCCGATAATTTCGACGACCTGGGTAGTCTTGGTCGCCCCTTCATGGATGCGACGCGCACCACCTGGCGCAAACTCACCATGACCGAAGAAGACCTGGTCATACGGCGCCGCACCCGCGCCCCGCTACGGCTGGCGCATGTGCTGAAAGGTGCGACCGAGGAGGATATCGAGAAGTACCGCGCCCAGGTGGAAAAGGATCAGCACGAGATCACGACCGACTATTACATGAACAAGGAAGGCGGCGTATCGGCTGTGCAAGGGGACGTGAATCTGGACCATATCCGCGACATAGTGCATCTCCTGGATACATTTTTTTCCGGATCGCCGTTGCCCAAGGGCATGATGGGTTATACCGATGGTCTTGCCCGCGACATCCTCGAGGATCTGAAGCGAGATTACTATGATGAGGTGGATGTTCTCCAGGATACCCTTTCTTTCGGATACGAGGCCGGCTTCCGGCTGCACCTGCTGCTGAAAGGCATCAATCCCGATGCTGAGGATTTCACCATCACCTTCGCCGAGCGGCGTACAGAGACGGCCACTCAGACGACAGATCGCGGCCTGAAACTGAAAGCCCTGGGATTGCCTCAAGGAATGGTGTGGGAAGAACTCGGGTATGACCCCGCATATGTAGAGCAGCGCCGGAAGTCGGAAGCCAAAAACTATGATCCATACCCCGACGCGGGGGGTGGTGCCAATCCCCCGCGGATGAGCATCACGCCAGGCAATGGGCGCAAGGGTGAGAGCGCGACGGATATAACAAACAGATGAGGAGATTTTATGAGTAACGCCATGCAACTCGAGCAGGTTCCGTCGAAATATATTCCGTTTGTTACCCGGCCAATTGAGATTTTGGCCGGGTCGTCCGTTCCCTTATCCTGCGCTTCTACTAGCGTTGACGAAACGCTGGCGTCATTTACCATCGCAGCGGGCGTCCTAGGTGAAAATTCTATCCTTCAGATCGAACCGCTATGGACGTTTCCGTCGAGTGCGAACAGCAAAACTCTAAAGATCAAAATAGCCGGTGTCACGGTCTACGCAGCGACTCGTACCACATCGACGAGAGAGGCTCCGCTCTTTGTACTGTCAAATCGCAACTCACTCAAATCACAGATTCAGCCGTATGACAGCGGTTACGCCGTTGCCGGATCGGGCACCCCACAGACCTTCACCATAGATTTTTCAGTCAACGTTACTGTCGAGATAATAGGACAGAGGGCGAATGCGGGCGAAGTGTTGACACTGGAATACTTTCGAGTTCTTCACTTCGTGAGTGATTAAGAATGACGACATGGTATTTCGATTCGGATTTAGGCTCCGACGGGAACACAGGAAAGAGCCAGGACAAACCGAAGCAGAGTTACGATACCTTTGCGAATTCCGGTTTTCCGGGCGCTGCGCAGGGAGATCTATACCTTTTTAGACGCGGGAAGCAACAGGTCGCCTCAAGCGCGAACGTTGCGGTAGGGTCCGGGGCGAGCACGACGAACCGTACAAAATGGGGCGTCTATGGAGTTTCACAGGTGCCATACGCAATATGGACGCCGCCGCCCTCCGGGCCGATGAACAACGCCTACATCCTGAACATGTCCGGCAGGAGCTATGTGGACATGGAGGACCAATATTTCGACGCGCTGAACCGTGCGACGTACACCCTATATCTTTTCGCGAGCGGGGCAACTCCGAACTCGGGGCACGCTTTTCGTCGTTGTTTTTTTATGAACGCGGCGCCCGGGGCCGGGGGCACCGGCCTACATTTTGGTGGAACGGACACCTCAACTGGCGATACTGGCGATTATCTTTTTGAGGATTGCGGGTACGGAAATAACCCCGTCCATGGGATGCTGATCGCCGGCGCTCATGACGTGACCGTTCGCAGGTGCAAATTCTGGGGTAATGGATTCAATGCGCCCGCAGGCGGTCACGGCCTTTCTTCGAAGTATCGACTGCAAGAATTTACAACCTCAGGCTGGACGCAATCCGGGCTTGTCTGGTATCGCGCACTCGCGGCCTACCAAACGGACGTTTATTACGTGATTAGCGGGGTGAATGGCTACGGCCGCCTGGTGAAGAATACCGTCACCCCTGCCACCCCAGCGGCGGGAGAGTTTGGGGTCGCGGGTGGAAATCTGTACGTCAATCTGAACTCAGTCACTAACCCGGCAACGCAAAATGTGCGGTATTTCTGGGGTCGCTGTTATAACCTTTTGATTGAAGATAACGAGGCCTGGGAAAACATCAATGATCCTATCTCGCCTTTTGTCGAAGGGCATGGCATTGCTCTGGATAATTGTGCGGACGATTCGACCGTGCGCAGGAATAAATGCTGGCGGAACGGCGGCGCGGGGATCTCTTGCAATCTGGGAGACAGAAATCTTTTAGAGGCAAATATTGCGTACGAAAATCAGGCTTCCGGAGTCGTCATGGCTTCCGCGCACGGCATCTTGGTGTACCACAACACCCTGACAAATAATAATCTGGGACCATCAGGGATTCGCAACAATGGAGAGATAACTGCCTTCCCGAATTGCAAGAACGGGGAAGTAACGAACAATATTCTTAAAGGACGCGGGCAATATGGAGTGGACATTTTCCCAGACGTCACAGGCTTTACCGGAGATACGAACTGCATTCATGGATATGACAGTGCGGATCGTGCGTCCATCTTGACCAACACGATAATCGCTGATCCGCTGCTAGATTCGAATTTCCGGCCGCGCTCCCCCCGCCTTATTCGCTCCGGAAGACATCTTGGAAGAAAAGACTTCAACGGCAAGCGATTCTACAACCCCCCGAATATCGGGGCGGTGGATGACGTGACGCCAATGCCGCGCTATTTGATGACATACAATGGCCGATAGGCAGGTTCAAGCCGCCATCAAGCGCGCCACCGTTACCGCGCAACGCTCCATGGACAGGCTCGATGCTGATGCGCTGCGGGAACTTCAGCAACTCTATCAGCAGGCTGCCGCCGATCTGCGCACGCGCATTGCAGCAGCTGGTGGAGGAGATGGAAACATTGCCCTGGCCCAGCTGCAGGACGTGTTGACGCAGGTGAATGAACGGCTGAGGTCTTTGGCATCCGCGCGCCATGCGTTGCTTGATAATGGGCTTGAGAATGCGGCGCGCTTCGGTACCGCGCCATTGACCGCTGCCGGCGCCGGGGTGCAGTCGGAGGCGATGTTGAGTTCAGCCGCGGCAATGCGAATATCAGACGAGGCGCTGCGTTTCGTGCGCACTTTCATAGCCGAGGATGGCCTGCAGTTGTCCGATCGGATATGGAGGCTCGATCGCCATGCGCGCGACGTAGTGATCAACGCAATTGAAATGGCAGTCATCGAGGGCCATGGTGCAGTGCAGGCCGCACGTGAGCTGCTGATGCGGGGACAGTCGGTGCCGATGGAACTCGCCGATAAAATGAAGGCCGCCGAGGGCGCCCGCATCGGTAAAACGGTTGCGAGCGTGCTGACCGGCACCGGCAGCCCGATGGATAACGCCATGCGCTTGATGCGCACCGAGATCAACCGGGCCCACGGCGAAGCCTACATCGCCGGAGCATTAGATCATCCCGACACTGCCGGGGTGCGCTTCCTGTTATCCCCAGCACATCCTGAACCTGATATCTGCGACTTGCATGCCACCGCCAATCTGTACGGACTGGGACCGGGGGTTTATCCGAGCCGGGAAAAATGCCCATGGCCAGCCCATCCAAATACGCTCTCCTACGTGGAAATCG